AAACAAGAAGCGTAAGAGTTAATGACGAACGAGGAGCAGATGCAGGTCTTGAAAGAGGCCATCAAGTCAAATTATAAAGGCAGTCTTGCTGAAATTCTACAACCTCAACAGCAACCGCAAGGTCCTGAAGGTGTAGCTATGCAGCAGCAGATGCCTGAAATGCCTGTACCCCCAGCATCCCCTCCACAAATAAACCCTGCAAGCGCACGACCTCCTGTGCAAGATAATCAAGGACACTTAGTACAATCTTATCAAAGTGCACCTCCTGGCCTGAGAAACTTACCATCAGGACCAGCAGAAGGTATGCTTATACAGAAGATGGAAAAGGGTGGTACTAAAGATCCTAATCCTAAGCAACCTACAGGTTATGATGACAAGCCAGTAATATCTGAAAGAACTTTTGACGCTTTTAAAAATCTTGATGTAGTAAAAGATTCTTATGAATTTATTCCTAACATAAAGCCACATGAGATGCAAAATTATGTTGAGTTTGATGGCAAACTAGTGTTTAAATCTGATCTTGAAGAAATTCAAAACGAAACCTATCAGCAGTATTCAGATAAAGCAGCCAAATTAGAGTACGTAAAACCTCTAAGTGAAGAAGAATTTGAGCAACTACAAGCCAAAAGATTGAGTTATCTTTTTGATCAAAGAAGGCTTGATCAAGAAAATTTTGTAGGTAGTGATATACTAAATAACTATGAAGATTTTAAAGATATTCCTGAGTACTCAGACTATACATGGAAGAGTGGTAGGGAAATGACAAATGCTCCAGTCTACAAAGCTATGGATAAGGTGCTTCCTGCACTCGATAAGCTTACTGACGCAGAAGTCCAAGAGTTTACACGACTTATAAATACCTTAAGCTCTCCATATACAGAAGCAATGTCTGAAAATGAAGATTTTGGACAAGGTGATGCTTTTAAAATTCTTATGGGTCAAGACCTTTCTGGAATAAAAAAGTATAGAAAAAAGATGGGTCTTACTAAAGGGGACATTTTGGATCTTGTGCAGCCTGGTAAAAATGCTGGTGTAGCTACCAAAGCTCTTGCCTCATCTGCAAAGGCAGTAATAAGACTTAAAGACTTTAAAGATGGGGGTCCTCGTAGAACAGACGGTCCTAGAGCTATACCAAGTAATGAAGGTATGACGGGTATGATGAAAGCAAAGATTGCCATGGAAAATGAATTTGGCAATAACCCAGCCATATCTCGAATGATAAAGCCAACTGATAAATCATATGATTTTGGTGATGGTAGAACAGGAACTCATCATATGGGTAGCTATGGTAAGTCTGCTATACCAAACATACAAGATGTAGGTGGTAGTTTACAATACACAGGTCCTAGAACAGATGAAGCTATTAAGTTTGATCGTGAGCAAGATGCAAGATACTTTGCAGAAAAATATAAAGATGTAGCACCAGCACTTCGTAAGAGAAAGAGCGGAGGGTACAAACCAAAATATCCACAGAAGTTTCAAGAAGGAGGTAATGACCAAGTTACTCCATATGACATGGATTATGTTACATATGGAAGTAAAGAATATAACAAAGCATATAAAGAGGGCAGGGTAGCTAGCACTACTTATGATGAAAAGGGAGAACCAACTCTTAATATGCAAATGCTTCCAGAGGTAGAGATTGTAACAGAGAGAGGCTCAGGTCCTTCTACCTTAGAATCCGCAGCATATGCACAAGAAGTTAATCCTGTAATACGAGGTGTTCAACAAAGCGGTAGAGAAAAGGTTGCTTTAGCAACTTTAGGGTTACCGACCGCTGGAATTATAGGGGCAGAGTTAGGGCTAGGATATGCAGGTCAACAGTTAGTAAGATCAGGTTCACAATCTGCTTATACAAATATATTAAAACCAACTGCCCAAAAGTTAATAGCTCCTATAAAAAGGTATGGAACTAAAGCTGCAACAGATTTTACTAATATTATGAGTAAATCTCCTGCTGGTCAAACTTTAATGCAAACTGCTAAATCAAAAACAGGGAGTTTATTATCAGGAACATATAATACAATGAAAGGTATGGCGGTTCCGCAAGCATATGGTATTATAGCCAATCAAGCGCAAAGTGAGATTAAAGGTGAAGGAACTGTGGATAACAGGCTTCAAGCTTTTAAGAAAGCAACAGATGTTGTTCCTCAACTAGCAAAGATTAAAGATACATTTAAGATAGGTAAAGATTTGTATGATAAAGATTATGATAGTGCAGCTTTAAGAACTGTATCTTTATTAGGTGATAAAAATCCTTTGGTTAAATATGGAACTAAGCTACTTAATAAATTTACAGACACTGATTTAGTTGAATCTACGCCAGAAGCAGCAAAGAACGTCGGAGGCAAAGTTATTGAAGGAGTCAGCACAATTAAGCAAGCATTAACTCCAGAAGGCAAACTGATTGCTGGAAATAGATATGGAGGATACAGAAAAAAACTTAGAAAAAAGAAACGCAAGTGATATATAATAAAGACATATCCAAAAACTTATATGTATGTGATATTACTTGTATAATTAACTATTTTTGTAAAAAATTAATATATAGATTATGATAGAACCAGGAGAAGAAGGCATCGGTTTGGATGATATTTCATTTGACGATGTTATTACAGGAGGATCAGAAAGCTCAGAAGTAGCAGACGATCTCGCAATAGACAACCCAAGTGATGAAGCTGAAGAGCTTGACGCGGATGCAGAAGAATTAGAAGAGTCTGAAGACGTAGAGGAAGAAGAGGAGTATGATAACGAAGAGGATGAAGATGAAGACGAAGACTACGATGAAGATGAGGATGAAGATGATGATAGAGAACCTGTAGCTAATACAGTAGTATCTGAAATACTAGACCAGTTGGGATATGAAACTGACGAAGAGTATGATGATACGACAGAAGGTTTGTTAGCTATGACTCAAGATGTAGGAAAACAAATTGCAGAAGATCAGTTAGATAATCTGTTTGAAAACTTTCCATTAGTTAAAGATCATCTTGAATACGTTCTTAACGGAGGAGACTCTCAAGACTTTATGCAAGCTTATGATCCTAATTTGGATTACGGTAAGGTTGAGCTTGCAGAAGACGATGTAAGAAGTCAAAAAGCTATTTTGTCTGATTACTTTGCCACAAAAGGTCACGAACAAGAGTTTATAAATGAACTGCTTGAGGATTACCAGGATAACGGCAAGTTATTAGATAAAGCAAAAGCTGCACAAGGCGCACTGTCTAAGATGCAAGAGAATAGTAGAGCTCAGCTAGTACAGCAGAGAAAAGCAGAAAGACAACAGCAACAAGAGCAGCAAGAAGAATTTTGGAATGGTGTGTATGAAACTATTGAAGAAACAGATGAGTTTGCAGGCATTACGGTTCCAAAGAGAGAGAAAAACAAATTTTTTGAATACCTCTCTCGACCAGTGTCACAGGATGGTAGGACACAGCGAGATTTAGATCACGCAGGAGCAGAAATAGAAACTAAACTCGCGATTGATTATTTAATGTACAAAGGTTTTGATTTATCAAAATTGGTAGAGAAGAAAGCTAAGACATCAAATGCTAAATCGTTGAGAGATAGAATTTCTAGAAATGAAGAGCGAGTTAAAAGCGCACGAAAAGCGTCAAGGCGCAAGAGTAAGCAAGTAGACTTAGATGATTTAGATCTTAACTTTTAATTAAAAATGGCAATTTTAAAATGCAACTTAACTTAAATAAAATTAGATAATTATGAGCTTAACAGGAACAAATATAAGCGTTCAAAAGACGTTTTATAATGATTCACAAATGACAGACATGAACAGTCTGGCAAATGCTCTTTTGTCAAAACCAACTGAACTTTCTCCGATTATCACACACTTGTCTGGTAAGGATGATAAGCGTTTCCCATTATCTTTCTTAACTGAAGGAGCTGGTAACGTTCAATCAATCGACAGATTAGAGTATGAATATCGTGTGGCAACCCACAAATTGAGAACTCGTCCATTGGCTGTGACAAATGCGGGCACTAACTTAGGACAAGGAGGATCAACTTTTACGTTGGTATTCCCTGATAAACGATTTGTATTTCCTTACGTATTAGTAAACTCTGCGGGTGAACTAGCACGTATTATGGCAGAACCTAAGCCTTATGTAGGTGGTTCTGGTTGGGAATACACTTTACAATTAGTAAATCCAGCGGCAGCTACAGTATTAACTTCAGGTTTTACTGCAGGTGATCTTTGGGCACAACTATATGCTCCAGTAGGTGTTGACTTCTCTAGAGGTAACGCTTCTAACTGGCAAGCACCAGGTAAAGTGAGAAACAAAATTACTACAGTACGTAAATCTTACCACATGTCAGGACATGCTAAAGATTATGTAGCTGAGTTTACTTTACCAACTAAAGGTGGTGGTTCTACTAACCTTTGGATGGATTATGAAGAGTATCAGCACATGCTTGACTTTAAAGAAGAGTGTGAGATGTACTACTGGTACGGACAAAAAACTTATGATGCAAACGGTAACACGTTTATGAAAGATGAGAATGGACAGCCTGTTATTGTAGGTCCTGGTTTATTCGAGCAGATCGTAAACACTGATACTTATTCAACTATGACTGAAACTAAGTTGAAAAACATCATTGGTGACTTATTCTATCAAATGACAGATGCTAATCAAAAGCAAGTTACATTGTACACAGGTACAGGTGGAGCTCGTGAATTTGATGAAGCACTTAAGTCTCACTTCTCGTCTAACACTTTCAAAGTAGGTGGTGAGAATAGATTTATAACAGGTAGCGGACGTAACTTAGGATTGACTGGTTACTTCACTACTTACGAGCATGTGGATGGACACGTAATCAATGTGGTTAAATTACCATTATTTGATCATGGTCCTGTTGCACAGGCTCGTGGAAAGCACCCAGTTACTGGTTACTCATTAGAGTCATACCGTATGGTATTTGTAGACCAGTCTAACTATGACGGACAAGCTAATCTTACAATGATCTCTAAGAAAGGTCGTGAGATGATGCGTTGGTGTGTTGCAGGTTCTGTAGTTCCTAGAGGTTTCTCTGGCTCAGACGCAAGAGCATCAGACGTTGATGGTGCAAGTGTACACATGTTGAAGACAGCGGGTATCTGCTTACGTAGATTTGATACTTCGTTGGATATTCAATGTGTAGCTTCCTAATTTAGGGAGTTAAAAGAGGCGAGCATTCGCAAGTCTATATATTGGTTTTTGGTTGAGGTCGTGGGGGCTTAGTGCCCCCACTTCTTCTATTAAAATATTGGAGAGTTATACTTTACATCCACTAATTAACACTTTAAAAGTACTAGATTATGAGTAAAAAAGTTTATTTACGAGCAAAATCGATTAATAATCATTTGCCAAAGGAAATTAACGCAAGCGCTATTAGAAGACTAAGTAGCGTGTATGTAAATCGACAACCACTAAAACCTTTTAGTCCACAAGACGAGAAGAAATATTTAGATGGTATGTTAGATGTAGATGGCGGTCACATGGAGTGGCCAAAACACACCAAAAAATTCTGGTCGGAATTTACCATACCAGTAGGCTTTGAAGGTGTAGAACTAGAAGTAGGAAAGACAGAAGATGGATCTCCTATTGACATTACGGATTTTATCAAATATAATTTTGCATTGAAGCATCCTCACGTAGCATTAACAGAAGAAGAAATGAACGCAGATTCAAACAAGCGTTTTTACATTCAAGATCTGGCTAAGAAGGATATGAAGCGTAATAATGATATTCAGGTTAAGAAAGATGCTGACAAGGCATTTATCAAAGTATCTACTGATGAAAAACAAATGCGAAGAGTGTTTAGACTATTAGGAAGTATTGATCCTAAAACTTTGACTAGAGAACAAGTAGAAAACTTACTCTATGATATTAAGGAAAAATCACCTAAGAAGTTTATCAAAGTATGTCAAGATAAGCACTTAGAACTGAAAGCAGAAATCGAGACAATGGTATCTGCAGGAGTACTAAGAAAGATAGGTAACCAAGTTATCTTTATTGATGAGGTATTAGGAGAAACAATGGATGACACTGTTATACACCTGAATGACAAAAAGAACTCAGGAAAATTAACTACTTTAAGAGCAAAACTTAAAACATTAGCATCTTAATGAATGTAACTGAAATGCATATAGCTGTACAGCAAGGAGTGGATAAGATTAATTCACTCCAAGCTGACAGTTTGCTATCCGAAGAGATAGACATTGAATTAAACAAAAATATGTTTAGGTTTATCAATACCAAGTATGGTAGAAATAACCTATACAGAAAAGGATTTGAAGAATCCCAAAAAAGAATAGATGACTTACGTACGCTTGTGCGCGAGTATGAAGCTCCTGTATCATTTAAGGAGCAACTAAAGACAAGAATATTTGTTGACACATTTCAATTACCAAATGATTATATGTACTTGGTAAATCAGATGTCAAAGCTTTGGATTAATAATTGTAAAACAATATCATACAACTTAGTTAATCCACCAGCAATTTCGTTCTTTACATTAGATTTAAACAACTTTGTACTTAATAACCAGCTTGGAGATTCTACAGCATTTGTACAAAGTATAGAAATGGTAGCAGACATTACAGGCACAGATCCTACATCTGCTTCAATATGGAGTCCATCAGCTACATTACTAGCTACAGGCTGGACACCACAATCATACCCGTCAAATATAGAGGCGGTAAAACAAGACATATTAGATAATTCAGGACCTGGCTTTGATGTATACTGGGAAGAATATGAAACACTAAACTTTCCAGGACAGTTTGTAGTTATTGTAGATACAGATCAGCATGACTGGTTTAACTATGATTTATCTGCAGGAAATGTTAGCCATGCAGTAGGTAATCCTGTAGCAGGGGCTACACAACCTGCACAACAAGCAGGACAGGTTATGGATACAACATATTCTGAAAGAAGAGAGCCATTAGAGTTTTCTGCAAGAATACAAGAGGGAAATAGATTCTCTCAACAAGACGACATATTTAAGCTTTTAGATGACCCGTTTAATACAACAAAGCACACTTCTCCATTAACAACAGTGAGAGGTAGATCTATAGACGTATACACTAGTGATATATTTATAATAGATACGCTAAAAATAACGTACATCAGAAAGCCACAAGAAATATCCTTACCTTTGGGGGTAAATTGCGAATTACCAGAGCATACGCATCAAGAAATTGTGTCTATGACGGTAAGTAGCATTTTAGAAGCTATCTCTGATCCAAGATATAAAACAGCG